CAAATACTGCAATAAAGCAATTGGATAAGGTTTCATAATCGTGTACCCAGTGGATCATGTTAATTGGATTAGACAGAAAAGGCAGGTTATTACGCCTGCCTTTTTACTGTGATGTATATTAAATTACCTAGCTAGGTAATATTAGTTTAGGAATCTCTGGTTGTTCAATGATTGGTGCTTTCGGCTCTACCATAAATATTTTATAGTCGAACTTATCATTGATAGCGAACATTTCTACGAACTCTTCAATCTCTTTTGGATTGTGGATGTATGCATCCTGAGGTACAGATAATGTTTTTCTTTCTTGTTTGTAAGGATTAGATCCTTTTGGTGCTTTAGCGTTGATCATTGGATTCCCATTATCATCCAGTTTAGGCATCATATGAAGCCCTTCTACTGTATGTTTATATAGGATTTGCAATGCTCTTGCATCTGGTACAAATACTATTTCACCGAATGGGCAATCAATAGTAAGTGGGATCATTCTAAATGTTGGATAACCTGATCTTTCCGAAGAGATAAGCAACATTGATTTTTGAATTGTAGACATGGTTTGTTGGTTTTTAGTGTATGCAAATTAAGTAGTTTTTTGTTGTAAATCCAAATATTTTACAGAAACAGTTAAGGTTTCCTTTACAAAATCTGGTCTATCACACAATTGGCCTACATCTTTAAGCACTTCTTCTTTGACATTTATTATTTCTGAATACATACTATAGTACTTTTCTGGATGTAGAAAACTTTCTATGTATGCATAATTGCGACTATTCTGACCATAAAAAGATTTGATTTTAGACTTATGGGCAGCACTCATTAATGAGTACTTACCTCTAAGGAAATTATTCCAATCTTCTTTAAACGGGCTAAAGTCAAAGATATAAATACCTTTATTATCTGCTGTTTGTTTAAAGTCATGAAATAACCTATTACCAAATAGTTTTATCTTCTCGAATTGTCTGAATTCTGGATCTGTGCGTAAATGATATAAGCATGACAGCTTACAATCACCCATGTTGTAATGTCCTTCCCAAAAAGCATAAGTATCTATTGGGACTACACTAACAACTCTTTTAATATCCAAAACAGGGTATAAAAATACCTTACTCTTTTGAAAATAATCTTTGTATAAAGATTGGATAGCCATTGTTTTAAAGTATTACGTTGCTGCTTGCAAATTGATATGGCAACTCATATCTTTTTTCTTTGTAGTGCCAGGCGAATTCAGTTAGTTTAACATTCAGTCTTTGTTGCCATAGATCCATAGTTTCACGAGATACCTTAAACGGGTATACCTGATTGTACTTATCTACTACCACAAAGTGAAACTCAAGAACCCATTCTTCTGTTAATAACTCTTTGAAGGCCTCTCTCACTAATCTCTCATAAATAGCCATTTGAGCCCAGTAGTTGAAATACTCTACTGTGTCTTTAAAGTCTACAATGGTTTTACCAGTTGTTTTAAGGTCATTGACATAAATCGTTTTACGATCATAATCTACCTTAATATTATCTAGTATACCCTTGAGACCAAATGGATACTTGTCTTCAAAAGGTTCTGAGGTTAATGCTGTCTCATTAAACACATCAAGATTTTCCATTTCGTGTCTAACAAGACCTAATAAACCACTACATAGTTCATTATTGCGAATAGCCGTTACCGCTTCGTTACATCTCTTCATAGTTTCTTCATCAAGAAGATCTTTACCACCTTTGATTTTTAAGAACTCAAAGTATGACTTAGTTTCTGCTGTGACTATTTTATCTATACGTTGGGCATCTGTTTTAAGAGCCTGATGTAACTTGATCTCTTGTAGTATTTCAATAATTTCTACAGTATAGTCTCCGAGGATGCCAGGAGCCTCTTTAACGATATTGTATACCTTATCTACTACTAATTTGGTGTTTCCGGTCGGTACTGCAGAAGGCATCAGCATAAATTGTTTGTCAAAGCTTCCATCATCTAATAATAGACAATGAATAACCTTACCATCTATGAGATACGTATCTAGTTTTTCTTCTCTTTGTTGTAAGACATAGTGTCTATAGAACAGCGAAGGTGAATACATCATTTTACTTAAAGCCGAATAACTTAAGTAAAGAGGTTTTGAATAAAACTCCTGTTGGAGTTCTGCGGGTGTTTTTTCAGTAGTTGATACCATTTATGTAGTTTAAAAAGGTTCTTTTACATCTGTAAAAAGAGTGTTGTGTTCTAGCGTTTCCGGTACAGGAACAGAAGGGATAGGGATTTGCTGATCTAATATATTCTCAGCAACACTTAACTCCGCTTCTTCAGATAGTTCAACATCTTTGATTTTGATGTTGTTCATATCTCCTTTTTCTCTAATTCTCTTCATGGCTAAGGGCATTAGCCTGTTAAGATTATCTACACTTAATAGTTTTTGACCTCTTAATGAATTGATCATATTATCTACTGTCATATTTTCGAGATTAGTAATCTTAAAATATTTAATCAGAGACTTGAAGTTAACATGATGTTTATTTCCAGAGTCTGAGATCTTCTGACCGTATTCTTTCATTAAGAGCAGCAAATATACAGCAGATTTTTGAAAATCACAATTCGCCATGGCTTCCATAGCCACTTTTGTATTCTCTTTATCAGAACTTTCGAACAATCTGTGAACATCGTTATACATCTGTTCATCTAATATGATACCAGTGTTCAACAAGCTTAAGATATCATCTTGTGATTTTATTTTAGGATCTTGTTGGAGTACTAATAATTTTTCATGATTTTCTTCAGTACTGTATAGTATATTATTATGATCAATAAGATCAGTGTCTAATATATTTTTACCAAAAAACTCTTTTTCTGTAAAATACTCACGAGTATCGTACTCTAAATATATAACCTCGTTAGGAGAGTTTACAATCAATTCTCTTATTTCTATATAAGCATTACACATTATGGTATCAAACCATTTAAGAAAATCTACTTTTGGTACATTGTATATATACTGACTATCGATTATTCCCTTGAGTGTTTCTGGGCCAATGAATTTTACATTGGCTTTATCTGCATATTTTACAACAGCTATATCATTTTTCACACAGAACTGTTTTACTTTAAATCTAGGAACATCGCATCCTGGATAAAACCAGATACGATCTCCTTTTGTAGGGGTGTAGGTATTCCCTTTAATTACAGTATTTGATAGATTTTGAACAGAACCTGGAATTACCCAGATGTGTTCATATTTTATAATTCTAGTCTTAGTATCCATTTCGGTAAGAACTAGTGAATGAATGGAGTCTTTCATAAGTTGGTTAATTGTAAGAGTTGGTCGTCTTGATCATAGTTTAAGAACGCGTCTTTGATTGTTACATGAATGTTATAAACATTATTATTTTTATTTCTTTCAATAAGCTCGTCTAAAATACCAGGTTTGATTCTTGCATATATTTCTGGTGTAAGCCATCCTTTTTCATGCATTGCTAAAGCAAATGGGGTATACTTCATATAACCGAGCGAAAATAAATCAGTAGCATCTCTAAATTCTCTACTTGCTTTAGTACGAAGATATACCATCTTATGAGAATGGGTTCTTGCTAATTTCCATATCCAATAAATGGATGTTTTTATATCACATTGATTTAATATTGCCTGAGCCATTCTATGATCCCCTTCATCCCTGCTAGATAGCATTGCATTAAGAGTGTCATATTCAGGTTCAGTAAGAACGGTACCCAGTTTACCGGGCACCGTCTTAGTGATTACTTCTTCCGTCATTTACTTCATTGACATTTTAACAACGTCTGGATTAATCATCATCTTTTGAAACTTTTGCTTATTCCCGTTTAAGAACTTCTTAACAAGAATATACTTAAGATCATCAGTTAATGTATCCGGATGAGTCGCTAGTGTTATTAATCTATCTACAGTCTTTTGGTAGATCGTGTTTGATTCTGCATAGTGTAAACCATAGTTAATTACCCTGGTTGTAAGAATGCTTGCTATATCAGCGCGATAATCGTTATCGGTACCAATAGCTTTCCTCATTTCTCCTAATACATGACTTTCGTTATCATGTAATAAGATATCCTTAGGGGTTATCAACTTATCCATACGATTATTGATAAATAGTACGAACATCTGAGAGAACTCAGGCCCTACACTACCTTCGCCAATCATCTGGATCAATGGTAACTCTGCTGCGAAATCCTTAATAGAACTGATTGCATTAAAGAATGTGGTGATACTTCTTGGATTGATATTGTTAGTCACCAATTCAGGATGCATTAATAAGAAGTTGATACAACGACCATCAATACCCTGGACTTCTGCCCATTTAGCCCATACATCAACGTCACTCTTTAAGTTGACACTGATGAAACGAGTTCTTTGTGCATTATCAATACTGTTAACTAAATACTCTCCATTGTCTGGATTTGCAGTTAACATGATATGCCAGTCCTTAGGTAACTTCCAAGAGATATACTCCTGACGATCTACCAATTCCATTACGGCTTGAATAAATCGGATGTCAGCACGATTCCAGTCATCTAAGATTAGAATTCCTCCTCCTTGTTTATCAGCAATCCATTCTGGTGGACAATAAGACATACGTTTTAAGCCGGTGAATGAATACCCTTGTTTGGTATATTCATCAATAGCTTGTTCATCTACCCAAAGGCATTCTGCACTATTAACTATACCAGCTTGAACAGCTTGTTTTACAGGTGTTGAGCTCTCTACTTCTACTTCTTCCTCCTCTTCAATCTCTACATCCATCATCTTTTGTACAGGAACCTCTTTCTTTACCTTGATAGGAGTTTTAGTCTCAATATCTTTAGTAATGAACTTTCCAGCCTCAAGAACTTGCTTTTTGGTAATAGTTATTGTAAAATCTTCTACCTCTTGTTCTTCCATGACAGTAACCTCTTGGTTAACTATCTTTTTTACCATTTTCTTTACTTTGATCATGGTAGGAATAGCAGGAGCTACATCAATTACAGGAGTTGTTATTATACCTTCTGGTTTACATAATTGAAACTGTCTTACCGGAAATCCTACTAGATCTCCTAACTCTTCAATCTGAGCTAAGTTTAACTTTACGAAGTTTAACTTTAATTCATTTGCTAACTGTAATACACCGCTAGTCTTCCCAATACCTGAATCACCTTGGATTTCAACCGCTGCTGGTGTTTTCCCCGACTCTTGTAGGTATCTGTTATTAGTTACAATATGAGTTAAGAATGTCTTTAACTCCTCAATATTTAAGTTTACTTGTTTTGCTTCTGCTTTTGCCATTAGTTTAATTTGATTACTGATCCTGGTAGATCGTTGTTTTCTTGTGAGGTACTTGATAATACCCATAAAATACTTCCTCGTGCATTATCGGGTGCACCGCATTCACCATCTGTAAAATATACAAGACAAGTGAATTTGTGTTTGTGTTCATTGTAATAATCTATTACCGGTTGAAACTCTGTACCTCCTCTACCATGAAGTTTTATCTCATGTTTAGGGTTATAAGGGCTTACATCGTGAATAGCAGCATCACACTGAACAACGGTTACATCAGAACCGGATTTATACATATGATGGATCTCATGGAAAAATTCCTTAAGTTCTCCTGCATTTACAGAACCTGATGTATCTACACCAACTAAGATATGTCTCTTAGGCTTGATTTTAAGCCCTGGGTTGTCTTCATATCTTTTATTGAACTTCCGCCTTGTCTTTTTGGTATAAACCTTCTGAGAGCCTCCTGTGAATCTTCTGAGATATCCTTTCCAATCGAACTTGGCTGGCTCAGTGGTATTAATCCGATCTAATATAGATTGAAATTCACCAGGAATAAGTCCACGCGATTTAGATACTGAATCAGCTACTTCTTTAATTAAATGCTCGGTTTGAGCTTTAAGAAGTCGTTGACTAGCCTCATCTAATCCTGCAAACTCTTCATGAGTAGTGTGATCAGGAACTTGTGTTTCTTGATCCCCACCTGACCCTGCTGTAATGCATATTTGTTGACCGGCTTCTGCAGCTGCGATCATTGCATTAAGATTAGGACAGTTACCTGCTTTCTTACCCTGTTGTAGCTTTTCATAGTAATAATTACTACCTTTCTTAGGCTCAAGGTTTAGTTCAGGATACGTTGATATGAGTTGAGGGCCTGGTGGTAAATCATCTAATTCGATATACTGATTTATCTCAATATCTTGTGCGATATTAGCTAAAGTATGATCGCTTAAATGAGCAAAGTCAGTTAAGTGCATGAATGCAATGTGTAATAGTTCATGCTTTAACAATCCTCTTTTCTGACGTTCTTGGAGAATATCCCAGAAAGTCTCGTTTAAAAAGAGATTATAGTTAATACCATTTCTACCTACACCTGCTGTTGAGACTTTTTTATTATCCCATGTTTTGTTAAGCATTATCAGGAACATTCCATAGAATGGTTCCTTCAGCATTAAGTCTTTAGACGCTTTCGCTAATTGTTCCGCTCTGTTCACCATGTTTCGTCTTTAGTTTTACTTTTACTTCGAGGGTCTCAATGAAGTCATACCCTAAAGCGGTTATTGATTTATGAATTACTGCTACAAACCGATCAAGATAGAATTGAATCTTATCAGGTGTAGTATCTCTTTTAATTAGTATCTCTAGATACTGTTTCCAAGTAAGAGAGGTATCAAGATTAATACCTATTCCTTTGAGTAATTTGGATGTATTAGGAGCGTGTGTACTCCATTCACTAGAACTAGCACCTCCTTGTTTCTTAAGGAGTAATATATACACTAGATTTTCATTAAAATCTACATTTTCTATACAGTTTAGAGCTACTACTCTATTCTCAAGATCTATTGAGTTCATCATCTCTACGATATTATCGTGAGTCTCTGCTGTTAATTTGATTGTTTCTGGATTACTGGTCATGTGTTATTTCTTTGTTTATAAAATCTACCGAGGATATTACCATTAAGATATATATCATGTTCTAATACCTCGTACTTAAATTGATGTTTTACCTCTTGGTAAGTTAACTCTGTTTTACTGAAGCATATCATTAAGATTTCTCTTCTGATAGTAACTCCGTCTTTATGAGCTTTCTTAAGTACATCATTACTACTATAGTATTCTTGGTATGATGTTTTAGTAACGCGTTTGTATTTCTTGAGCCTTTTGTCAGTAGGCATAGCTTTTTTGCTCAGTTTTGTTTTAACGTTTGCATAAAAGTTCTTCTTACCAATATAAGCTACTGAAGTTCCATTTATAATAGCTGTCATGCTGTATATGAAACCTACAGCCCCGTGGGGTATACCCTCTTGGCAAAACACTTTTCCATTATATAGCCAACTCATATGGTATTTATGTTGGCTAGAATATATTTTACAGCTTTAGGATGTTCTTTCATCTATGCAGTTTTTAAAGATTGTTTACTTAATTGTTCTTTTATTAACGGGGTTAGTACTTCTTTTACTTTGTGAATACCATGATCTCGTATAGAATCAGAAAGATCTTTGGATAACTCGAG